TCATATTATAAACTTTACTTAAAGCAACAAGAAGTATTGTCCCAGTTAGGAGTTTCAAATGGCAAACAGCACGATAACCTTTGATACAGAGTCAGGAACTCCTTATGCTGTAAATCTAACCCTTAATGGTGGAGCGACTTTTTAAAACATTTTTACAGTTAAAAATCCAAATGGAACTCCATTAAATTTTCAGGGATGGACAGGATCATCCCAAATGACAAAAAGTGTTTCTATTGGATCCACAGGTTATCCTGATGCAACTTTTGCAGTTGGATTTACAAGTGCTGCTGGGGGAAAAATACAAATATCTTTGGGATCAACTTCAACAAGATTGTTGGAAGAAGGTAGATATGTTTATGATGTACTAGTAAGTTCTGGTTCTACAGTTTATAGACTAATTGAGGGAAATATATTAGTCAAACCAGGCGTTTCATCTGCACCATAAATAGTTTCTAGAGATATTAGATAAATGGCGCAACCATCTAGTAGACAAGAATTAATAAATTACTGTAAGAGAAAACTGGGAGCGCCAGTTTTGGAGATTAACGTTGCGGATGAACAAATAGAAGATTTGGTTGATGATGCCGTACAGTTCTTTCAAGAAAGACATTTTGATGGTGTTTATCCTACTTTTTACAAATATAAAATTACTCAGGATGATATAAACAGAGGTAGAGCTCCTAGTGGAAACAGCTCTCCTGTTGGAGTGGTTACTACATCCGTAACAACAAACATTGTAGGAACTGCTACGACTTTTAGTTATCAATCAATTATTCTTGAATGATATTTACTACTGGGGAACCACTGAACTCTTGAGTTATGCAATGGTCAAGACTTACTTAGAAGATCTTGATTTTCTATTGAATACTCAAAAGCAGATAAGATTTAACAAGAGACAAGATAGATTATATTTGGATATTGATTGGGGATCTGTTAGAGATGGACAATACTTTATTATAGATTGTTATGCAACGCTAGACCCAAATGATTATTCAAGAGTTTGGAATGATTCCTTTCTGAAACCTTATTTAACTGCATTGATAAAAAGGCAATGGGGTCAAAACTTAATTAAGTTCCAGGGGGTTAAACTTCCTGGTGGTGTAGAACTTAATGGTAGGCAGATATACGATGACGCTCAAAGAGAAATTGACATCTTGATGGAAAAAATGTCTAATACATATGAACTTCCACCTCTTGATATGATAGGATAATGTTAAATCCATTTTTTCTACAAGGATCACAATCAGAACAAAATCTTGTTCAAGATTTAATCAATGAACAGTTAAGAATGTATGGTGTTGAAATTTATTATTTACCAAGAAAATACTTAACTAAAAATACTGTTATAAGAGAAGTGATTCAATCAAAATTTGATAACTCATATCCAATAGAGGCATATGTTGAAAATTATGAGGGTTATGCGTCCAATACAACTTTACTATCAAAATTTGGTATTCAGGCATTAAATGAATTAACGGTCACTCTTTCCAAAGAAAGATTTGAAACTTATATTACCCCTCTTATTCAAAATTTACCAAATATTGAGTTGTCTACCAGACCAAAAGAGGGAGATCTAATTTATTTCCCACTTGGAGATAGACTATTTGAAATTAAATTTGTTGAGCATGAAAAACCATTTTATCAACTTCAAAAAACATATGTCTATACATTAACTTGTGAATTGTTTAGATACGAAGATGAAATTCTTGACACCGGTATTGAAGAAATAGATGATAGTGTTGAAGTAGAATCAAATTTACAGACTCTTACCTTAGTTTCAATGGGATCTACTGCAACTGCTATAACATCAGTTGTAAATGGGGCGGTTACTTCTATAATTGTAACGAATAGAGGTGAGAGATACACTTCAGCACCTATTGTAGCAATTTCATCATCACCATCTCCAGGAGGAACTGCAGTTGGTATTGCAACATTAATTGATGGAATAATTAATTGTGATGGAACAGAAATAGGATCAAAAGTACAAGGTGTTCAAATAATAAATCCTGGATATGGATATACGGTAAGTCCAGGGGTCGTTTTCATTGGGGGTGGTGGATCAGGAGCTGCTGCAACAACAAGAATTTCCAATGGTGCTGTTGGAATTGTTACATTAACAAGTGGAGGATCTGGATACACCACTTCACCACAAGTAACTTTCAGTTCTCCAGGAATAGGAACAACTGCTGTTGGAGTAGCGATTGTAAGTTCTGGTGGAACTATTAGTGGAGTTAGAATAATTAATGCAGGATCTGGATATACAGTGGCACCAACAATAACTATTGGAAGTCCCTATATGGTTGGATCTGGAAACTTTACTGAAGGAGAAGAGATAACTGGTGGATCTAGTGGTGTAAAAGCTATTGTAAAGTCTTGGAATTCTGTAACAGGATTGCTATCAATATCAAATGCAACTGGAAGTTTTATTATTGGAGAAACCATAACAGGGTCTGAAAGTAATGCGACATATCAATTAAAATCATCTGACTCTTATAACACAATCAATCAATACCCAGACAATAATGAAATAGAAATAGAGGCTGATAAAATATTAGACTTTAGTGAATCAAATCCCTTCGGAAATCCATAACATAAATATAATTATCTATAAATTTGATTTAGAGTAGGTAATAATAGTATGTTTGAATATTTTTACCACGAAATATTAAGAAGAACTGTAATTTCTTTTGGAAGTCTTTTTAATAATATAGAAATAAAACATAAAGACTCCTCAGGAAATGTAACAAGTTCTATAAAAGTTCCTCTTGCATATGGACCTACTCAAAAGTTTTTAGCAAGATTGGAGCAATCTCCAAGTCTAAACAAACCTGTTCAAATAACATTGCCAAGAATGTCATTTGAATTTGTTGGACTGACTTATGATGGATCTAGAAAAGTCACTACTACTCAAACATTTCTAACATCAACAGCAGGTGTAGGTACAGATGTTAGAAAAGCATATATGCCTGTCCCATACAATATGGCATTTGAATTATCAATTTATACTAAATTGAATGATGATATGCTTCAAATTGTTGAACAAATTTTACCATACTTTCAACCATCATATAACTTGAGCGTTGATTTGGTGGAGACAATTGGTGAAAAAAGAGACATTCCAGTTGTAATTGAAAATATTTCAATGCAAGATGATTATGAGGGAGATTTTACAACTAGAAGATCCTTAATTTATACAATAAGATTCACTGCAAAAACATATCTTTTTGGTCCTGTTTCTTCTTCTTCCTCGGCGGCAAAAGATCTTATCAAAAAAGTTTCTATTGGATATGTATCTGGGGATGTTACAAAAACGCCAACGAGAGAGATTACATATTCAGTTGAACCAAGAGCAATTCAAAGTTACACTAACAATATAGTCACCAATTTAGCACAAGACATTGGTACGGATAATGTTGAAATCTCAGTCAATGATGCATCATCTATTGCAGAAAATACTTACATTGTTATTGATAATGAAGAAATGTATGTTGATTCTAAAGTTGGAAATGTCTTGACTGTTAAGAGAGGTGCAGATTCAACCACAAAACAAGCTCATGTTTCTGGATCTGCAATAAAACTCATTACATCTGCAGATAATGCTCTAATTGAAATAGGCGACGATTTTGGATTCAGTGATTCTCTATGAAAATGACAAAAAAGTATGACAAGTTAAATGATACATTTAACGTTTCAAGCGACATTGTATCTACAGAAGTAGAAGTAGAAACTACACCTAAAGATTCTTCAGTAGAAAAAATAGAAAAAATTTCATCATCCTTTGATGATATCAAGAAAGACTATGACTATACTAGAGGAAACTTGTACTCTTTGATTGAAAAGGGTCAAGAGGCAATTAATGGTATTCTTGAACTAGCTCAAGAAAGTGAAATGCCAAGAGCATATGAAGTTGCTGGTCAGCTTATCAAAAATGTTGCAGACGCAACTGATAAACTCATGGATTTACAAAAGAAGTTAAGAGATATTGAAGAAGAGAAAGGGGGAAAGTCTCCAACAAATGTGACAAATGCACTATTCGTCAGTTCAACAGCAGAATTAGCAAAGTTATTGAAAAATCAAAAGAGGTTTTAATTTTTTCACCAAAAAAATCAGAAGGCTTCTTTAATGCCACTTATTCTTTCCCCATGTTTCTATAAGTATATTTATTTTTTTTAAAAAGAGTCTATTTTTCATCGGGATTTTGATTTTTCAATAACTTTGCTAATTCTGCTGTTGCACCGACGAATA